GCAACATTGATTACTGGTTCTGTCGCAGGTGATCAATTTAAAAATAGTGACATGTCTTATCTTAATACAATGACTACTTTTACTCTTACCAGTTCTTTTGGTCTTATGATCACTGCAGGGTTTATTTTTGTTCTTGCATTGATTTGGTGGAAGCCTATTAAGTCTTTTTATACTGCAATGGCTATTTTGGCCGTTGGTTCTGTTCTTGCTATTTCGACTCCCAATAAGGCGTTTGCATTTGCAGAAACTACCGATAAGGCAGAAGCATATACAATTCTCCCTAACGAGTCAGCTTTCTGGATTCCAGATGTTGGTGCCAATAAGGATTCTCAAACCAAGTTTGATTCTGAACAGTATTTGTCTGATAATAAAGTTGCTGCCAAGCGTTTTACTATTCCCCACGTTAAGTTTGCAAATTCTGGTGGTTGGGCAGGTTGGGATTATTATGTACCATCAGGTCGTTTGATTATCGTTGATCGTACCCCATATTCTCGTGAATGGGTTGGTGCGGAAAATCGTGGTACTTCTAAGACAGATCAATCTTTCCCTTGCCAATCAATTGAAGGATTAAATATCTCTGTTGGTATGTCAATTGGTGCTTCTGTTTTGGAAGAAAATTCAGCTAAGTTTCTTTATCGCTTTGGTGTAACACCACCAAAAGGTGCTCGTAATGATCCGCAAATTATTTTTACTTCGGTATATTATGGACGTAATCTTGCTGATGTAATGGATGATGTTGGTCGTAAAAAGATTCAGACTCTTGTTTGTAATGAAATTGGTTCACGCACTTTCGACAAGGCTAATGCTGATGCAGTAATTGAACTTGAAAATGTTCGTAAGAAAGCTATTGAATATTTCTCGTCAGTTGGTATTACTATTGACTTTCTTGGTTTTGCTGATACATTTACCTTTGATCCTGCAGTTCAGAAGGCAGTTAATGATAAGTATATCGCTACTTCTCTGAAAGATTCTCTTCCAATTCTCGAAGCTGTTGCTCAGTTGAAGGTTCAGGAAGGTCTTGGTGCTGGTCTTGATAAGCATGGGTTGCCAATCGTTGTATCTAATGATACTTTGACTACTCTAATGAAATTGCTTCCTACTTCCCCTACAGTACCTAAGTAACAATTTTGGACTTATCTTTTGGTACAGAGACGTTATTATGTTTAGCAAAAGTTCTTTTATCTTTGCCTTTTCCTATATAATATGGTATATTTGTATTTTTATTAATATAAGCATATACATAATAATTATAAATATTCATGCTGATTCTCCTGTTTAGAATTAGAGTGGTTAGAGGTACGAACTCGTGAACCACATTTTATTTATGCTGATATTTATTTGGTTTAGTCAGTATATTTTTTCATTAAAACCATATTATGAGAGGAATATTATCGTGGCACCCTTCATTCTTGCGGCCATCGTCGGCGCATCTCTTTTTACTGGTGGTACTGTTATTAAGCCAAAGGCTCCTGTTGTTGGTGAAACCATGCAGTGGGCTGGCGTAGGCACCGTTGTTGGTGGTGGTCTTGGTGCATTTGCTGGAACTGCTTCTGGTACAGCATCTGTTCTTGGTACTGCTGCTGGCGCTTCTACTGTTGGAACTGCTGCTGCTGTTGGAGGTGGTGTTGCTGCCTCTGGAGCAATTGTTAATGAAGATTTTAAGTTCTTCAAGTTTTAATATGCCATAAATAAGGGGAAGAAATTCCCCTTATTTTTTAGGATATGATAATGATTTCAAATTTCAAAGAATTTTTAAACAATGTAATCGTTGAAAATTTACATCCAGAATTGCAGAATATTATCGCATCACCTGCTTCTAATGTTTCTAAACAAACTTTAATTTCCAAAAAAATCAAAGATTTAACAAATCGTAATGAGCCTACTGGTATAGAAGGTAATATGCCAAAGGGTTCTTCTCGTGCATATCTAAAACATTCTGATTTACATCCTGCTGTAGTTGATGGACACCCTACCAATTTAAAAACAGGAACAAAAGTTGCTATTCGTGCCGATCTTGACAAATATCACAATAAAGAAGAACATAATGATATGTCTTTAGGTGCCATGCAAAATGATGCAGAGAACAATGATTATTTTGTTAATAGTAATTATAGAACCCTTATAAACCACGGTAACGATCATTTTAGTAGCAATGAAAATGGTATTTTTCCGCCACTAATATCACACCATGATAATAATGAATGGTCGCATGTAGGTCATGCCAGAGATATTTCTCGTAAAGAATTTAAGGATTTAACCAAAACCGAAGATTTTCCAAAGGGAATTTCTCATAATGAATTTTACGAAACATTAAATCGTTTTCATGATCGTAATAATGGTAAATATTGGCCGAAACCCGCTAAATATGAAGCTGAATATGATAAAATTGAACAGCATCCTTTGGTTCAAAAATTTATAGATTATCATGGTAGTACTGGTAATCCACCCCATGATTATATGCAATTAAAAAATATGGGAGTTTGGGAACACCCCAATGGTTCTAAGCATATTGTAGCAAGAGATCATGGGTTTTCTTCAGATGTTCAAAAGGCATATACAATGGCGAGAAGAAACCAATATAAATAAAGGTTATAATGACAACATTTACATTTGAGTGCATCAACGATCATGTCATAGATTATAAAGAATGTAGAATTTGTAAGGTTTCTAAGGCTAAAACTGAATTTCCAAAACATATAGCGCATAAAGATAATTTAGATTCTAGATGCAAAGAATGTAAAAAAATTAGTTCTAATACTCTTAAAAATTTACATAAAAGAGCACCACCAAAACCAGATGTATGTGAATGTTGTGGTAATATTCCAGTTGGAAACAAATGGAGATTAGATCACGATCACGCATCTGGATTAATACGTGGATGGTTATGTGATGCTTGCAATCTTGGTATAGGTTCTCTTGGTGATTCTGTCGAAGGCTTAGAAAACGCTTTAAATTATTTGAATAAATATAAATAATATAAAAAAGGATAGACCAATGGTATTCAGTTTTAAACAATTTATATCAGAAGATTCTGATTCACAAGAACCCACAAAGTTGGCTGATGGTTCTACTGTTTATTCTCATACCATTGGTCCACATAAAATCCATACTTTATTCTACCCTCGTGAAAATAGCAAGGGTACTAAAGATTATGACATGCATTTTGTTAGATCAACAGAAGGTAAAGGCGGTGGTGGATTTAGCCGCCGTGGAATGTCCGACATGGAATCTAGTCATAGAATTAAAGCTATCCATTCTGTTATGAAAGCCACCAAACACTTCGTTGCATCTGAAAAACCAGATTCAATTATTGCTGCTGGTAATACCAAAAAGAAAAAAGGTTTTGCCCAATCTGTTATGGGTAAAGTTGTCGGTAAAGGTGGTTCTGTTAAGCAAGTTGGTAATGAAACAGTTGGTAAATTTTCAAAATAATACTTGACATTAATATAAACATATGATATAAATAAATTATGAATTGGATAGACTAGTTCATTTGAAACTTGGTAGGAGTTACCATGACAAAAACATATAATTCAGTAGTATTCATTGGCCGTTTTCAGGTATTTCATAATGGTCATTTTGATGTAATTAAAAGGGCGTTAACGATTGCAGATCATGTAGCAATCGTTATTGGTTCTGCCAATGCGCCACGAACAATCCGCAATCCATTTACATATGAAGAACGCAAAAAGGTAATTTTGGAATCATTTCCAATAGATGCTGATCGTATTCATATTTCTCCCCTTGAAGATACGATCTATAATGATGAATTGTGGGTAAAAAATATTCAGACCATAGTTAATAACACTCAGTCTGAAATTTATGGTCCACATTATAATCTAATTCAACCAGCCTTGAAAATTGCTTTGATTGGTCATTCTAAGGATCAGTCCAGCTTCTATCTTAAGCTATTTCCGCAATGGAATAGTGTTGAAGTTCCTAACTATAAGGCTATTAATTCTTCTGATATTCGTGATTTTTATTTTAGCACTGGTGGGTTCTATATGGGCAATATGCCTGATGCTTCTGAAAAATTTATGACTCAGTTTTATAATACAGAGCAGTATAATACCATTAAGCAAGAATTTATGTTTGTTCAAAACTACAAAGATTCTTGGGCTTCTGCTCCATTTCCGCCTGTATTTATAACCACAGATGCGGTAGTTGTGCAGTCAGGTCATATTCTTCTTATTGAGCGTGGACATTTGCCTGGTAAGGGTCTTTGGGCACTTCCTGGTGGATTTCTTAATCAGGGTGAAAAGATTATTGATGGGGTTATTCGTGAACTTCGAGAAGAAACTAAAATTAAAGTTCCTGCTCCTGTTCTCAAAGGTAATATCGTAAAAATGGAAGTTTTTGATGATCCAAACCGTTCTTCGCGTGGGCGTACTATTACTCATGCGGCGCTTATTCATCTTCCTCCACAGACTGAACTTCCCAAGGTTAAGGGCGCTGATGATGCGGCAAAGGCAAAGTGGTTTCCTATTTCATCCGTTACAAGGAATATGATGTTTGAAGATCACAAAGATGTTATTGATTATATGTTAGGATTTATTTGAATTTACAATTATCACAATGCCATCTTTTCATTGGTCCTAGTTTTCCAATTTTTTTACAATGTGGGCATGTTATATAAGTGGAATTTAATTTTATTGAAGAAATTTTTCCGGTTTTACTAACAGCTTCCTTAGTTTTATCAGAAACTTTATGACCTTTTAATTTTTTCGATAAATTTTTATTTCTTTCTTCAGTATGTTTTATTGCCTTTTTTATGATATGACGATTGACCAATATATTTTTTACCGTTTATAATATTTGTAGTGATGTAAATATAACCATACATGAATGATCTCCTTTTTATTATTTATATAAATCGAGATCATTATGACATACAAGTCCAAAAGATAGACTTTTGGCACAATTTTAAAGGAGTTTTAAAATGTTTAAGAATATTCTAATTAATGCAGACAGCTATAAAATTTCCCATACATTTCAGTATCCAGAAGGTACAGAATACGTTTATTCGTACATCGAAGCACGTGGTGGTATGTTCAATAAGACCGTAATGTTTGGTCTTCAGATGTTCATCAAAGAATATCTTCTCGAACCTATCACACAGGAAATGATCGACGAGGCAGATGAATTTTGGACTGCCCATGGCGAACCCTTTTATCGTGAAGGGTGGGAATATATTCTCAAAGAACATAAGGGAAAGCTTCCTATTTCCATTATGGCGGTTCCAGAAGGTCATGTAGTCCCTGTCAAGAACGTCCTTGCTACGGTAGTAAATACCGATCCTAAATGCTGGTGGCTTACATCATTCCTTGAAACTGCCTTGCTTCGTGCTGTGTGGTACCCCACAACAGTAGCAACGATTTCTTATCATTGCAAACAAATTATCAAAAAGGCTCTCGAAGAAAGTTCTGATGATCAGGGACAGATTGCATTTAAACTTCATGACTTCGGTGCTCGTGGCGTTTCTTCGATGGAATCTGCTGCAATTGGTGGCGCTGCACATCTAGTAAATTTCATGGGTACAGATACTGCTACAGCCATTCTTGCTGTTCGCAAATATTATTATGAACCAATGGCAGGATTTTCTATTCCTGCTGCTGAACATTCTACCATTACCTCATGGGGTCGTGATAACGAGGTAGATGCATATCGCAATATGATTAAACTATTTGCCAAACCAAAATCTCTCGTTGCCATTGTTTCAGATTCATATGATTTGATGAATGCCGTTACTGAAATGTATGGCACTGATCTTAAGAAGGAAATTATTGATTCTGGAGCTACAATTGTTGTTCGCCCTGATTCTGGTGATCCACACACAGTTCCTGTTGAAGTAGTTGCTGCACTTGGCGAAAAATTTGGTTATACCCTTAATACCAAGGGCTACAAGGTTCTTCATCCTGCTGTGAGAGTTATTCAGGGAGATGGTATCACACTGCAATCTCTTCCCTTTATTTTGGATAATCTTCTCAAAGCTGGTTGGGCTGCAGATAATCTTGCCTTTGGTATGGGTGGTGGTCTTCTACAGATGGTCAATCGCGACACTTGTCAGTTTGCCATGAAATGTTCTGCTATTTGCGTTAATGGCGAATGGCGCGATGTTTACAAAGACCCCAAGGGAGATCATAACAAAAAGTCTAAGCGTGGTCAACTTTCTCTTGTCCGTGAAAACGGTAAATGGAATACTGTTCCTCGCTTTGGGCATGCATATGAAGATCAGTTGATGCATGTATATCGCAATGGTATGCTTCTTCGAGATTGGAAATTTTCTGAAATTCGCCATCTTGCAAATATCGAATAAATTAAGGGGCGCAAGCCCCTTTTTTTAAAATTAGTTGTTGACATTAATTTAAAATAATATAATATGTTTATATTGATTCACTAACACAAAGGACACAAATTATGGCACACGAAATTGAAATGATTAATGGTAAGGCTCAGATGGCATATGCTGGAGCACTCCCTTGGCATGGGCTTGGTACTCAGGTTCCTGCCGATCTTACACCCGACCAGATGCTCGAAGTCGCAGGTCTTAACTGGACTGTTGAGAAGGTTCCTGCCTTCGCTAATATCGGTGGTATTGAAACTCCGATTGGCCGTTCTGCGCTGGTTCGCAATATTGATAACTCTATTCTCGACGTTGTTTCTGATGATTGGAATCCAGTCCAGAATGCTGAAGCATTTGAATTCTTTAATGAATTTGTTGCTGCTGGTGATATGGAAATGCATACTGCTGGTTCTCTCAAGAATGGTCAGATCGTATGGGGTCTTGCCAAGATCAAGGAATCCTTTGAATTGTTCAAGGGAGACGTAATTGATTCCTATCTCTTGTTCTCCAATTTTCATAAGTATGGTTTCTCGACAGACGTTAGATTTACACCAATTCGTGTTGTATGCAATAACACTCTTACTCTTTCACTTTCGGCAAATGTGGAGCGTATGGTGAAGATTTCACACCGCACAGCTTTTGATGCTTCGAATGTCAAGAATATGCTTGGTATTGCAACCGACAAGCTTGCTAAGTATAAAGAAATGGCACAGTTCCTCGGTTCTAAAAAGGCTTCTTCGGAAAATATTGTAGAATATTTCACACGTATTTTCCCTGTATCCGCATCTTCTTCTAAGCAAGAAGTGTCGCGTAATGCAACAACAGCTATGGAAGTTCTTCATACACAACCTGGAGCGGAATATGCAGAAGGTTCATATTGGAGTCTTTTTAATACTGTAACTTATATGACAGATCACATTCTAGGCCGTTCAGCAGATTCCCGTCTTGCATCCGCTTGGTATGGCAGTAATAAAACACTAAAAACAAATGCTCTGGAGCTTGCCGTAGAAATGGCAGGAGCATAACACTAAGGATTATAGAATGGTTATTCGTAAAAATATTGTAAAGAGTAAGCCAAAAACTACTCGAATTACAAGGTCAGAGGAATATATTATCAATTCTAAGTATCTTGGCGAAGAACCATCATTTCCGAATAATAGTGCCTTGACTACCATTGAATATGTCAAGGCACTTAATTGGTACAATTACATGTGCACTACTAATGATGCACGTGAATATTTGAATGATTATTTTTTGGCCGAGAATAGGCACGATGATATTAAAAAATTAAATTGCGTTTCTGATACGTGGCTATCCAATACACTTGGTTGGATAGCCCGTTTGTTGTCGCATGGAGTTAATCTTCAAATTGAGACAATAACATTTTTTAATAAAAAAATTAAAGAAATGTTTATCCATGCTGAACCCAAAGAACGGGCTGAAACTGGCGTAACTAAAATTTCTCCTCAACAAAGGATCAAAGAACGTTTTCATGATATTATTGGTGATGTTGAGTATGAAATCGACACTAACTCAAAATTTGTTTTCTATGATTGGCTAAAGACCAATAATATTCCTTCTGTATATGCGCAGAAAATCATAGATTATTATAATCCTTGGTTAGATGAATTGCGTGAAGTATCAAAAACTACCGATCAACAATTAAAAGAAGGTTATAAACATTTAACCAAAAAGGCTTTGGCTGATCGTGTAGCTTTAATTCAGAACATTGTATCTGATGCAGAACGTTATGGTAATGTTGCCAAAAAAATCAGGAAACCTCGCAAACCAAGGGCAGTTTCAATTGAAAAGAAATTAAAATCTTTTGTGTATCAAAAAGAAGACAAAGAATTTAAGATTGCTTCGGTTAATCCTGAAAAAATTATTGGCGCATCTGAACTTTGGACTATCAATACAAAATACAAACTTATGACTGTTTTACGGGCAGTTGATCGTTTAGGTTTGCAAGTTAAAGGTACTACAATCACCAATGTAGACGAAAAAAATTCATTCACCAAACGAATGGGTCGTAAACCAGAATATTTCATTGACAAAGTACAAAATTCTGGTAAAGTTGCTCTCAAGAAACTTATTGAAGAAGCAAAATATGATGCACCTTTAGCTGCACGTATCAATGAAAACACAATATTATTAAGGATTGTAGCATGAATTTTGATACCGAAAGTTCATTTTTAAAAGATGAAATTATTAAAAAAATAGAAGCCGCATATAAATGTAAGTATGTTTTTGAGTCATGTATTAAAGATAAATCTGGACATTGGGCAAATGTACCTTGTGCTATTTTTTATTCCGAAGAAAAGCATCCAGTAGGTTCTAATTATATGGCAATGCTTATTAGTTCTGATGGCCTTCATTTATCGGTTGCTGATGGTATTACTGCTACTGAACCCTTTAATGGTTTATTGGTAGGTGATAAAGTAATTTATAGCCGCTATCGCCACGATTTTCGTGAATATAAGGGCTATCATGTCGATGGTGGACGTGATTATTTTAAATATGGTGGTGATAATACTTTAAAAAAACTGGTTAAAATAAAAGTGGTAAAAGATAAATTAGTACTTGACTTACCTAAAGAATTGTAGTATAAATAATATGCTGGTGCCGTTGAGATATACGGAATAAACATTCTGGACGTGGGGGCAGTACCCACCGTCTCCACCATAAACAGAGGAACAGGACGCTGGCTCTACGAAGTGGGATAACGGGTTGATCGCCGTGAAGACATGGAGAGACCTCTGTTTATGATGGGGACGAAACAGGATCGACAGGTGTGTAAAGGTACGTTGAGGCTACAGCAAAACGTTAAATGCAAACGCTATTGCAAATGACAATGTTCCTTTTGCTGCAATGAAAATTGCTGCTTAAGTAACTAAGTCTGGGGTATGGATTCCACCCTATTAAATAAAGGGTCCACCTTTTCTTTTTGACCAATATTCTTTTTTCTTTTCAGACATTTTTTGTCTGGTTTCATCAGAGTATTTTTGAACGCCCTTTAAACCTCGGTTCCAGCCACCAATTGTAGATTTACCTTTATTAGCAGAACCATTACCACCAGAAGATTGTTTCTTTTGATTATAATATTTAACGGTTTTATTGTAAATATTTGGAGTCCAATATAATTCCGAATCTTTAATCATATTAAGCCATTTTTGTTCAGCTTCTCTTAATTCTTTTTTATCTGTATATGTGTATTGAAGAATTTTTATTTTAAATGTTTCTGGCCTTTTATTATATGCCCGTTTCATCATTTTATTTGAACAAATATAAAAATCTTCAACTTTACCGTAATGACCTCCAATGTAAAAAAATTTTGATTTTGTATCGTACCAAATATAAACGTAGCCAGTATAAATATTCATGTTGACAATTTCTCTAAAAAATGTTAAAGTTTATGGATATTATAAATATCGTGATAAACATTTTATATTTATAACAACACATACACAAAGGAATACCCCATGAACAAAACACCATACGAAATTCGCCTCGAAGCCCTTCTTTCTGCTCGTTGTCATCTTGTTGATAAATACCATGCAAATTATGAAAAGCTTAGAGATTATCATGGTAATACCCCAAATAAAAATATGGCAGAAATGCAATATCCTACTGAAGACGAAATATTTACTTTAGCTGAAAAATTTAAATCCTTTATTGATTCAAAGTAAATAAATAGGTTTGGGTAAACAAGCCCATATAGGAGAAAAATATGTTCGAACTATTAATTCTTGTTGCTGTTGTATTTGTTGCCACAGTAGCATATATTATGATCAAAGATCATAAGTCAGCTTCTTCTGCCGCTTCTATTGTTGAGACCGAAGTTAAAGACGTAGTTAATACAAGTATCGCTGCTGTTAAATCAGCAATAGATAATGTAAAAAAATAAATCAATAAGTCCACTTAGCTCAGTTGGATAGAGCAAGAGTCTTCTACACTCAAGGTCGGGGGTTCAAATCCCTCAGTGGACGCCATTTTTCGGAGTAGATTATGAAAAGAGTGAGAGATATTCCTCTTGGCGCATTTTGGTTAATTGCGTCAATGTTTCCGTTACTACTTGCATTTCAATACGTTATACCATCTCCTTGGTATATTAATTTTATGGTATACGTATTGATTTGCGTTTCTAATGATATGTATCACCATGCAATGAGAAAGTTTTTTCCTAATTATGATTAGTCCATTGAAAAGTAATACATTTATCGAAGAAATAGAAAAACTTTGTATTTCAAAAAATATTGAATACATTGATGCAGTTGTTTTTTGGTGTGAATCAAACAAAATTGAAGTTGAAGTTGCTGCATCTTGGATTAAAAAGGAACCAGCTATGAAATCAAAAATTCAAACTGAAGCTGAAAATCTCAACATCCTTAAACGTGGTGCAAGATTGCCGATATGAGTCCGTTTGAAGTATATACTGATTATTTGGCAGTTAAACGGCATTTTACCACTTCTTCCTATGATTATATAAAGTATCAGGGTAAAATTACTGCTTCAGTACAATCATTTGAAAAACGTAAAGATAAATTATTTTTTCAAAAGTTAGCAAAGCACCCTGACGTTCATAATTTTCTAATAGCTAATTTTGCTGTTAACGAAAAATCATGGATCAAAGATTTGGCATATTCAGAAAGTGCCGAAAAAAATTATAAAGAATGGGTTAAGAAAAATCAATCATTAACTTATATGTTTACTCAAGATTTATCTAAACTTGGTGACGACTTTAATGAAATTTTCGCTTGCAAAAGTAACGAACATCCTTTATTATTGAAAAAGTTTTTAGGTGGAGAAATTTCCCTTGAAACATTATGTTTGCTTTTATATATTTCCGGTGCATTAAATTACTGGAATAAAAAAATGCAATATGACTTGGTTTGGTCAAAAATTAAAACCAAAATTGAAAAGTACACCCCATTCATCAATGCTGATTTAGACAAATTGAAAAAGATTTGTTTAGATAAATTTGATCAATAGATGTACCTAAATAATGTTGGGCGCTGATACAGCCCAATACGTTGTCATACATTGTTAATAAGGAAATACGAATGGTCGATTTTGCAAAATTGAAGTCAATGACTTCCAAGAATACTCTAGAATCTCTTAATAAAGAGTTATCTAAGTATAAGAGTGGTTCAGAAAAGAAAGGTCCAGATAATCGTTTTTGGACAGCAACCACAGATAAAAGCGGAAATGGTTATGCCATTATTCGTTTTCTTCCAGCCCCTGATGGCGAAGATACTCCCTTTGTTCGTTATTTTGATCATGGCTTCCAAGGTTCTGGTGGATGGTATATTGAAAATTCGTTGACTACATTTGGTCAGCCAGATTATGCATCCGAATACAATACTAAGCTTTGGAATTCTGGTGTTGAAGCCAATAAGGAAATTGCTCGTAAACAGAAGCGCCGTATGCACTTCATCTCCAATATTTACATCGTTTCTGATCCATCTAATAAAGATAACGAAGGTAAGGTATTTTTGTTTAAGTACGGCAAGAAAATATTTGACAAAATCAATAGCTCTATGAATCCAGAGTTTCCTGGTGATGCTAAAGTTGATCCGTTCCATATGTGGGAAGGTGCAAATTTCCGCCTCAAAATTCGTAGGGTAGATGGTTATCCTAACTATGAAAAGTCTGAATTTGAAAGTCCATCTCCATTGTCTGATGATGATACTATTTTGGAGGAAATTTATAGTTCCGAATATTCATTGCAGGAATTTTTGGCACCTTCTAACTTTAAATCATATGATGACTTGAAGGCACGTTTCCTCAAGGCAATTGGTGAAACTGCTGCCCCACGTGGAGCTTCTATGACTTCTTCGTCTATTGCCGATGACGATGATGATACACCAGTAACAAAGTTTAAGGCTAAGTCGCCACCTAAGCAAGCTTCTATTGCCGATGACGATGATGATGACGAGTTGGAATTTTTCTCTAAACTTGCTAAGTAAATTTTAAGGGGGCATTTAGCCCCCTTTTTTAATGTGCAGGTTTAATTTTTCCTTGCATTTCATCATGATAATAACTGTACACTTTAGCCGCCCATGAAACATATAGACTATGGTCATTGGGATTCATATTAAACCCATCTTGCACTGGTTTTTGTGAAGTTGGACTTACTACCGATGAACCACCTGCTGCTGGTGTTGGGGCTTTATTATCGACATTATCAGGAGCTTTTTCTGAAACTGCTGCAGAAGAAATCATTGGAGCAGATGATCTTGGTGAAGGTGCATTCATTTCAGCCATATTCTGAATAAGGCTTGCCCCCAATCCAAGCAGCCCACCTAATCTATCGCCCATAAGAGGTCTACCAAAGGGCATAGAAGCTCCATAGCCACCCATACCACCTGCCA